CGCCTTTGATTAGAATCGGAGACCCTGCTACGCCTACAATACCACACTTGTCTCGTTTCAGCCACGTATCAATAGTTGTATTGAACGCTTCCTTGTTGAACAGGACTTCAATATCATCGTGACAGAGAATGATCTGATCTTCGTCGTTTGGCTCGATTTCTTTTACGCCGCTATGGTACGCTTGAAAGATTGATTTGCAATCACGCATGAACTTTACTGTCCAACCCGCATCTTCAAGATACTGATTCAGTTTACCTACATCTGTGCTTGAATCGGCACACTCTTCTTCGGTATGTCGTGTTGCGATGATAACATAGCGGTTCATGCTATATAATAGCGTGACTAGGGACGAAATCATACAAGAGCTTGATAAATGTGCAGAAAGCCCTGCGTATTTTATCAACACTTATGTAAAGGTCATCCACCCCGTCAAGGGTGTGATGCCGTTTGACCTGTTTCCGTTTCAAGAGCGTATGGTGAATGAGATTCACGAGAACCGTTTCACTCTTGTAAAGAAGTTCCGGCAGGCAGGTATTACCACGCTTGCAGCAGCATACTCGCTTTGGACGGTAATCTTTGAGCATCACAAAAACGTTATGGTGGTGTCCATTGGTGATCGTGAATCTCGCGCTTTCCTAGAGCGCGTTGTAGCGATGTATGACGACCTTCCGAAGTGGATGCAGCCCAAGGTCGATGAGAAGAACAAACACGTTCTGAAGCTTTCTACGGGCTCTCAGGTGAAGTCTCAGCCTGCGGGTGCTGGTCGTGGTGAATCGGTATCTCTGCTCATCGTAGATGAGGCTGCGTTCGTTGAGAAGATGCGTGCTTTCTGGATGGCGATCTATCCCACGATTTCAACTGGTGGTGCAGCCTGTATCATCTCCACGGTGAACGGTATGAGTAATCTTTACTACGAGCTATACCGCGATGCGACCAAAGGAGAGAACAAGTTCCATATTGTTGATATCAAATGGCAGGAACATCCGTGGTACACTGAAGAATGGTTCAACGAGACACGCCCAAACATGAGCGACAAGGCGTGGCTTCAGGAATACGAGTGTGAGTTCCTGGGAACTGGTGATACATTCATCGACCGAAGAACGCTAGGTATGTTGCGCGATTCAACTTCTGATGAATGGGCATCTCGATATACTCACCGTATGCGTGTGTGGGAGGAGCCAAAACCGTTCTACTCTTACCTGATTTCTGTAGACGCTTCCTACGGTCGCGAGCGCGATCACTCAGCTTTCCATATCATCAACCTCTACAACGGGGAGCAGGTTGCAGAGTTCTACTCAAACGTCACACCTCTCAGCAAGTTTGCGGAGATCATCAAGCGAGAAGGGTATGCATATAACACTGCGTTTGTTCAGGTCGAACGTAACGGTCTAGGGCTGGCGTTGATCGAGCAGTTATGGAACGTACTCGAATACGATAACCTTGTTATGGATGAGAAGGGCGAGTTCGGAATGCTTCTCACAAACAAGAATCGCGAGGCTGTTTTAGCTGAACTCGAAGAAAAACTTCGTAAAGGCAGAATTAGAGTAAATTCTTCTCGCACAGTTGATGAACTTCTTACTTTTATTATTAATGAGAATACTGGGAAAGTTCAAGCTGACGATGGCTATAATGACGATTTGGTTATGAGTCTTGCTTTAGCTGCTCACACAATGGACGAACTTTACAGAGGAAGTCCTGAGCCGCTAACATCTGACCCGCAGGACGACAAATCCCGAGCGATGCCTGTAATCAGCACTAGATATTCACAGGACGAAGATATTAAAAATTACCACAAATGGATGAGAATGTAAACGAAAATATCGGAGCAACGGAGTTTCCGTCTCCTAGCACATACGGCGATGATTCTCCCGGTTATCGTGGAAGGTTCTTTACGTTCTTCCAAAAGTTCTTTGGGGGTAAGAAGCGTGGCCGTCCTCTAACTACACAACCTCTTGCAGGAGATGCTCAGTCTGCTGCTATCGAAGTTCCCGAGGATTATGCGGGTGGCTTCGGAAAAACAAACGGAGGTCATGCACTTCCGCGTGTAGAGACTCAGCGCCGTAGCCGCTATCAAGATTATGAGCGCATGGATACGGAAGCTGAAGTCGGCGCTGCGCTTGATATCTATGCGGACGACGCGACCCAGGAAAACACTCGGCAAGAACTGTTTGAGCTAAACACGGACAACGAAGTTCTCAAGCGTGAAGTAGAACGCTTCATCAAGCAGTCTCGTCTGGACAAGCACATCTGGGACATCGTTCGTAACGTCGCCAAGTACGGGGACTGTTTTGTTGAGAACGTCGTAGACCTCAACAACGTCGAAAAAGGAATCATGCGTCTCAAGGTTCTGAACCCCAACTACATCTTCCGGGTTGAAGATAAGTATGGGTATCTGAAGGAGTTCCTTCAGGAGATTCCTGAGCGGCGTTCTGCGTCCGACCCTTCGCAAACGTTCATCCCCGATAAGAAAAAGAAGAACATCGTTAAACTGAACAAGGATCAGATCGTCCACTTCCGTCGTATGACCTCGGACGCGGACTACTATCCTTACGGAAAGGGTGTTCTTGCCTATGCTGTTCGTATCTTCAAGTCTCTCATGATGATGGAAGATGCGATGCTTATCTACCGCATCCAACGCGCTCCTGAGCGTCGGGCTTTCTACCTTGAAACAGGCAACCTTCCGCAGTCGAAGGTCGAGGCGTTCGTTGAGCGTATCAAGGCCAAGTTCAAGAAGCAGCCGATGTGGAACGCAGGAACTAACAGCATAGATTATCAATACAACCCGCTGACCGTGGAAGAGGATTTCTTCATTCCCATTCGTAACGGTCAGGGTACTAAGATTGACGTTCTTCCTGGCGCTCAAAACCTGGGTGAGACGGACGATGTTAAATACTTCCGCGACAAGCTTCTCGCTGCTCTGAAGGTTCCGAAAGACTTCATCGTTGAAAAAGATAAGTCTCCTGAGCGCAAAGCAAACCTGTCCCAGCTAGACGTTAAGTTTGCCAAGGCTGTTCAGCGCCTTCAGCGGGATGTCGAGCTTGGTTTGAACGTTCTTCTCAAGCGTCACCTTACTCTTGTTGGTATGCCCAAGAGCCTCATCGAGGCGGTTGATATCAAACTCACCTCTCCTTCCGACATGTTCGAGAAGCGTCGTCTTGAGGTTGATGAGCAGAAGGTTCGAATCGTTCAGGCAGTAAAAGGTCTCATGCTTTTTGATGACGAGTACCTGTACAAAGAATACTTCAACATGACGGATGCTCAGGTCGAAGATATGAAGGAGCGCGTCAAGAAGCAAAACGAACAAGCCCAAATGGCTGGGGCTCCTGGAGCGCCCGGGGCACCTCTACCGCCCGAAGCTCCTCCTGGTGAAGCTCCCCCTCCTGAAGGGGAAGAAGCCGCCGGGGAAGGGGAGGCAGACGAAACTCCTCCCCCGCCTCAGTAAAAAAACTACAAAAAATTACAAGATGGCTATATAGGTCTCCTACATAAGGATACCTAGGGTTTCTGTATATCATGATTACAAACACATTTTCCACACGCGATCAATCTATCGCCAAGATTAATATGGCGATGAATTATTTAAGCCGTGTCGTTCGCGAGAACATGGTTCTCTTTGATTACGACGCACGGACATCCAAAGTCTCCTTCCTGACTGAAAACAACCTGATGGTAGATTGTGTTGCCGCCTTCGATGAGCGCGGCAACATTTCATTACAGGAGATGTCAGTCAACGAAGCGTCCGATCTCTACTCGGACGAAAGCGTTGATCAACGAGTTAACGAGAGCGTTCGCTCGTTCATTAGCAATCTGCGTGAAGACGAATACCGTGATGCCGAGGCCAGCTTTGATAACCTTCTTGGCGCTTTCCAAAGCCGTAGCCAAGTAAACGAGGTTCGTGCCAAGCTTGAGCGCCGCAACTCCACGTTTGGTGACGCTCAGAATATCCTTGAGAGTGCTGAGTATATCAAACTTGCCGAGGTCCAAGACAAAGTAGTAGAGTATCTTAAGGAACAAAAAGATGCTCTACTTTCTTATGAGGACGTTGTGAACTCTCTCAAGCTGTCCAATGCCCTAGGACGCGCATTCAACACTCCCCGCAAAAGCTGGGAAGATGTTGTTTCGGAAGGTGTCACCGAAGTTCCCCTCGACACGCAGCGCACTGTCTTCGAGATGGTTTGCGCTCAAGAGCTTATTCGTCACGAACTCAACGAGTCCAAAGAAAACTTTGCTCGCTCCTGGGTCAAGAACGAGAAGATCGCTGCTCTTGCTTCCTGCATTTACAACGAGGACGATGTTGTTCTTGAAGCCCTGAACGCCGCTATTTCCGACGTTCCTTACCTTGCTCTTGCTTCTAAGGCTGATATCAAGACCGTCTTCGGTTCGATTTACGAGTCCTCTGATGTTGCCAACATCTCCCAGAAGGACATTCGTGAGTATGTTGCTCGCATCTTTGAGTTCAAGAAGCCGATCAAGCAGGACATTCTTTCTGAGCTAAACGAGTCCTACGGTATCAACGTTCAAAACCTCAAGTTCGTTCCTACCTTCAGCAACCTCGCCAAGGCTCAGTCGGTTCTCTTTGAGGCGCTTGCCACTACCTCTGAGAAGGACAGTGTTGTTCGCGACCTCTTCGAGGCTTTCTCCAAGACTCTTCGCAAGAAGGGCGGTATTCAAACTCTGGATGTAAACGACTTTATCTTCGAAACATTCAAGGCTGCCGAGATTGAGCTTGACGGTGAGATTTTCAAGAACATGGATCTAGACACCGTTGTTGAGAGCATCCTTGAGAACAAAGACAAAGGTTACGCCGACATGGGTATCAAAGGCGGTACCAAGGCTGCGGAGAAAGAAGAGAAGCGTCGTAAGATGAAGAAGAAGGGCGCTGAAGAGGGCGAGGATAAGAACGAGGCGAAGAAGCTCGACCCTGTTGGAAAAGAAGACGAGGATGTTGATAACGACGGCGATAGCGACGAAACCGACAAGTACCTCAAGAACCGCCGTGACGCGATT